ACTCTTTCCATCATTAAGTCTGCCGCTATACCTACTATTACTCTATGAGTAGAAGTATCTAGTTCACAGTTTCTTTGATTGGCGGGAGTTGTTCTATCTACTACTATATCAGAAGGATTTTTTAAATATCTCATATGATAAGTAACAATATTAAAAGTGCCATCTGTAAATAATTCATGGCGTTTTGCAGTTATTGCTGGTGTTGGAGTTATTCCTGGTATTTGTCTAGAGAACTCTGAACGCCATATTCTGCAATCTCCATGAGATTCATAAAACGGTCTTTTATATTTACTCCAATTAAATCGTTGCATTTCGTTATGCGCAATAGGCACAACGTAACCAATAATTGGTGTATTTTCTGTGCCACATTCTATTTTATCTATTACGCATTCTTCGTAAATAGTATACATGTGGTCACTTGGTAAATCAAAGAACTTTCCAGTTACATTGTTATTTACTATTACTCCTACTTGAGAAGCTGATGGAGTCAAAGAAGCAGCATCTTTAACTAATGCTGCTAATCCTTGATTCCTAATTTCTATTTCCTCAAACCCTTTGGCTTTTCGGTTATTAACTTCATCGTAAAACTTTTTGACATAGAAATTCACGGCTTTAGTCAGCACAGAAGATAATTCAAAATCTTCATATCCTGGTGAACCATAACTAGAGCTCCTGTCAAGTTCTAATTCTAATTCATTTGCCATTTCATTTGCAGTCATATTTAGTTACGTTTTGTTAAGTCAATTTTAGCTTTAATTCTGAGTTTTACTTCTTGATTATCAGGATTTAGTAGATAATTTACTGTATCTGTCAAATCTCCTAGTTCTGCTCCATTATCTAGAGTATATCTCTTTTCACCTTTTCTTATAATAGCACCTGCTTCAATTGCTTCTTGAACAAATATTCTTTCATTGTATTGAGGATGGTTAACAATTTCTAAGAAGTATTTAGGGTTGTTATCTACTACATTAAGTACTTCTCGTTTTAACCAGTCTTCAGTTGCTGTTGCAGGAATAGTTCTTCCAAGAGATTTGATAAAGCCAATAGTAGCTTTTTTGCTGTTTGTGATTTCTGCAAATTTAATATAAGCTTGTGCTTTTATGTCTGCTTCTTCTAACTGCATTGTAGTTACTTTGCTTTCATCTACAATCATAAATTCATATGTAGCTTTTAATGTTCTTTCTTCATAAGAAGGGGAGATAAGCATTTTATTAGAAAGTAATATTAAATACTTTAACATGTCTAAAGCAATGTTAAGATTTAAAGTAGTACCTTCTTTAGTTAAAACTACACGTCCTCTACGATCTATTCTCCAGAAGTTATCTTCCTGTTTAAGAGTAGGGTTTAAGTTTACTCCTAATTCTTTTTCAAAGAACTCTTTTTGTGTCATCCCGTTTGGATAACTTTCCATGTACTTTTGGATCTTAACTCTTTTTTGGTCATCCAAAATTACTTTAACACCTCCTCCACTAACTTCACTGTTAAGCGGAACTTGGTAACTTCTTTTTGCCTTATTTAACAAAAACGGATCTTTTGATCTTTCTTGTCCTTGTACTAATAAGTTACTCCATTTACCCGATGATTCTACTGGCTTTACTGATACTATACGATCTTGTAAAAATGACCCGTAAACCACTTTTTCTTTTGTTGCTGTCTCCATTTTATTTGCTGTCTTTATTAATTCTCTTTATTAAAAATGCTCCCTGGGGCTTTCACCTCCCAGGGAAACATTTTGTTTTTTATTAGCGAGATACGTTCAAACGTAAGTCAACTACTTTAGTAGGATCTTCGATCATCATACCTCCCCATTTTTGGAAATGTACTTCATAACCGTCTACACGAGAAGCTACCATTTTAGGTGAACCTTTTCCTGCAGGAGAGAATGGATCTCTCATACCTGGGATATATGCCCAATTGTAATCAAGAACTCCTTTAGGCTTAACTCTGTAGATACCTGCAGTATCACCATAATCCAAAGCAAGGATTCTGTGAGATTCTACAATACCTTTTCCATCAGGATGTCTTTGTGGGAAGTATACGTCATCATCAAAGAAATCAAGGATTTCAACCATAATAACAACTCCGTTGTACCACTCATAAACATTCCATTGTGGTTCCATTGCTCCTTTAGTGTTTTTACCACCAAGGTTTCCTGGATCTGTATCTTTAAACAAGAATTTGTCAGAGATTACAGTAAATTTACCTGTACCTGATTTAGCTTGGATTTGCTTAGAAATTTCGATAGCACCAAATTCACCTGTTAACAAGTGGATAACACGTTTTCCACGCTCAATTTTACCAACACCCATATCTAACAATAACTCTAAATGCCAATCAAGGTCATAAGTGTTATAGTAGTGTACGTTAGAAGGAGCAATCTGCTCGAAGAAACCTGAACCTGACTCAACAGCATATTTAGTTTTGTCATCTTTGTTCAAGTACTTGTGATCAGAAGTCCAGTTTTTCTTACCGTACATCAACATTCTTGCGAACATTTCTTCACACTGATGGTGAGCAACTAAATCTTGGTAGTTAATCCAGATAGACTCAGTTTGTCCTTTGTAAGCAAAACCAAACTCTAATGGTTCGTTTTTACCTTTGTTGATTGTGTTACCTGCTACTTCATACTCCATTCTCAATGTAGAAGGACGGTTTTCCATTCTCCAAGGAGAAGTGAAATATGGCTTCGCACCTTGATAAGAAAGTGTAGAAGGAGACAAAGAGTAAAACTTAGACCAACGAGTACCAATAGCAAGTTCTTCAGAAGGAACTGTTTTATTAGGGTTGTCAGTAACTAATTCTACCTCAACTTTGTAACGAGATCCAGCGTCCATCGCTTTTTTAACAAGTAGATGATAATCATCAACTTCTCCACGAAGTACGTTAGTTTCCTCAAATAGAGGCTCGTCAAAGATTAAGTAAAATCTTTCACCGTTTGCTCCTATGTTTGCAGGGAAAGTACCTGCAGAAATAGTAAGACCGTTAATAGTTTCTGCGTCTACTAGTGGCAAGTTCTTGTCATGTTGACCTTGCAATAACCAGTTATAGAATCCATTTTCTTGTTCTACTTCTTTAACAGGAAAACGATCTACGAATTCACGCAGCTTACCTTGAAGATTAGTTTTGTAGATTTGTTTAATCACGTTGCTAATCAACTGAGGCTTTTGCTGGTACAAAGAATGGAAGTGGTTATCAGTAACCAAACCATTGTAATCTTTAGCTTCATACCTTTGTAATGGAAGTAATTGAGCCATTTGTTGTTTTTATTTTAATTGTTAGACGAATATATTATTTTACTTTTTTGTTGCTTTTTCTAGAAGGTTTAATATTCCTTCTGTTCTTTGAGAAGTTTCAACAGATGTATTTCTGCCGACTCCTCTTTGTTCTTCTGCTGCTATAATTTTATCAAGTTCATTTATTGCTGCAGTTTTAGCTACGTTCTTTAATTTAGAAATATCAGGTTTAAATTTACCTTCTTTGTCTAGATTAAATAATCCTAAAGTGTCATAGTAGTTTATTAACATTTCAAACTCTACAGGATTCCTAGCTTGTTTATACATTAAAGAGTTATATTCTTTTCCTGTCTTATTATCTTTATATACAGGAGTTACTATGTTACTCTTTAATTTGTCTTTTGAGATTTTATTGAGATTTAAACCATCAATAAAATGATCTCTAGTGTCGATGTTAGATAATAGACTTTCAAAAGCTTTTGTTTGTTGTTCTATAGCAGCTTTTGTTTGTAACTCTTTTTGTTGTCTAGATTGTTGAACAATATTCTCAGACATTGCTTTTAATTCTGGAACAGCTTTAAGAGCTTTATCTTGTAGTTTATTAATAGATATTGCATCTTCAATAGCTTCTAATGCTTCTTGATCAGAAAAGTTTTTAGCTTTTAACTGTTCAAAATAAATTTGCTTTTGAAGATTTTCATCTCCTTTAATAGCATCTACACTTACATTTTCAAAGAACTCTAATCTTTGGGCCATCAAAATTGCATAATCTGTTTCATCAAAAGCATCTTCTATTTCTAGAAATTTTTTCTTTTCAGGAGACAAACTGCGTTTCCAATTTTCCTCTTTATTTTTAAAATGTGTTTCAACAGTTTTATTAAGTAAGCTTTTTATAGTATCAAAGTTTCCAGGCAATTGATCTAGTTCTGCTTCTTCTGCAGTAATCACTCCTTCTTTAACAAGCTCTTTTAATAAAGCTTTGTAAACTGTTTCACTTCTGTTCTCGTTAGAATCAGTAGTTGGTTGCTTTACGTAAGTTTCCTTACTTTCTCTTGTAGTTGCATCATCTCCAGTTTCTGCTTCTACAGGTTTTAACACAAATTCTTCAGATTCTCCTGCTGAAACATTTGTATTTTCAGAATCTCCTTCTTCAGCTTGCACTGCAGAATTTAATTCTTCTGGCGACATTATTTGAAGTCCATCAAATAACTCTTCATTGTTATCACTCATATTTGCTGTCTTTATTTGGTTACAATATTAAAATTATTTTAATAATTAGCTTTTAAAATCTTTATTGTTTTGCTATAGTGCTATAGCTTTATTTAGAAGATTTTTCTTTTGGTTTATTATTTATACTATCTCTTAGCAATTCTTCTTTAGCTCTATTAGACCTTACAGTTTCTGCAAGTTTTGCATCTGCTATGCGTACTTGTTCTCGTTTGTAATTTTCGTCAACATCTGTGCGTCTAAGATCTAAGTAATCATCAATGCCATTTTTATCTGTATCGACTCTAACTTTTCTTAGGTTTTCTTCATTGATCCTGTCATTTTCCATTACAAACTTATTTACGTCCATTAGGTTTTTATCTACTTGCGCAGCATTGTTTAAACCTGCTATTTGTAAGTTAGCTTGAATCTTTTCTCTGTCTACTGCAATGTTGTCCTCATGTTTCTTCATTTCAAACATTTGTTTAGCTTGCTCTTGTTGCATAGCCATTTGTGCTTGTTCTTGTTGAGCCTTAAGTTGTTTTTCTTGCATTGCTTGATTTTCTTCTTTGATTTTTCTAGCAGAGTCCTCAAGTCTTCTAGCAATTTCTTGTACAGATTCAGATTGAGAAATAGCTATTAAATCTCCAATAGTAGCTTGGCCATTTTGAATAGCTGCTTGAGATAATGCTCTAAGGTCGTTATATAACTGAGTATCATTAGTAGCATTAGATACGTGTATATCGTATTCTGAAAGTACAAATTCGTCAAACTTAGATACTATTTGTTGTCCTAGGTCGTCAAGTAAATATTGCCCTTTTTTAGGATTGCGCTTGTATGCGTATTTACAACACTCTAAAAATTTAGTAAGAACTCGTTTTCTAAAGTTAGCGTCAATTGCAAACCACTTTTCTGTAATGTTAGAAGTCTGTGTTATTTGGGTTTCTACACTACCGTTAGTTTGGCGATTAGAAATTTCTCCTTCACGCGCCCCTGATACGCCTGCTAGTTTACCCAAAGTATTTTCTATATCTAATAATAGATTAGTATACATACCAATAGCTGTAGGGTCGCCTATATTTACTTGAGTAGCAGTAAGAGTATTAAATGCGCCAGCAGATTTTCCTTGCGACGGGCCTTTTAATATTTCATTAGTAGGATCTAACCAAGCAAACTTGTTAATGGTCACATAACGCATCCATTCTTTTGGATCCCAACCTGAAGGAACTAGTGAAGAGTTAATTGCAGTAAATGATCCTTTGTATGTAGCTATTTCAAGTTCTCTTTTGTAATACGCAATGTCATAAGAGTAAGCCAGCGGCTTCATGACATCCATTAGAGATTGAACTTTGTAGTCATTAGTTGAATTAACAGAGCCAACATATGGAGGAGTTCCTTTAGATTTGTTTACTAAAGATTTACTTGCATATGGTACAGGGCGCATAACTGTATAAATATGGTCAGCTATTTTTGTACCTTCCATCCACTCATTTACCCATATCCATCTTACTGTTTCTCCTAATTCTTTTTTAGGTTTGTAGTCTTCAGGGACCCAATCTTTTTGTTCGTTTCCGTCTTCGTCAAAATATGTAAGTTCGCCTATTTTGCGTCTAGATCTCCAACATACTTTAAGTACACGTACATTTCCGTAAGTATCAAATGCTCCTGCAAATGTTCTAGTCCCCATTTCGTTAGGATGAAATATACTAAGGGCCCCTTGTTCACCATAGTAGTCATATACTGATACGTCACGGTTTAGACCTATACCTCCGCCTCCCATTGAAGCATCTGTTTTACCTCGCTCAAGAAAGTCTATATCATCTTCTGAAAGTTCTTCCCAGTAATCATCTATAACTTGACCTACTGTTTTATAGCCGTATTCTACAATAATATCTGCATCTTCAATATACATAGAGTTACCTCCTAAAGTATATAAGTTCATAGGATTAACTCTTCTCATTACTGGGTTACCTCCTAAAACTCCGCAATACATTATTTCTTCGCCTCCAACTAGTAAATCTTCAAAAGTGCGTAAAAAGACAAAATCAAAATCTCCTTCTTTGTATTCTTTCTTTAAGATTTTATTAGCAGTGATTTCTGCTACATCTTGAAACTCATAAGTTTGATATTTTTGCAATTGCTCTAAGCGCTTTACTATTTCTTCTTCAGTAATAGAACTAGCTTTAATTATATCAGTAAGCTCATCTTTAATCTGCTGCATTAATTGTTGTTCTTTTCGGGATATACCGTCTTGATCATTAGCAGATATATAGACTTTAAATTCTTTTTTACGCTGAGAGTACTCGCCTAAAAGTAAATTAATCTTAGAGTTTTCTATGCCTATATGTTGAAAGCTAGCTGGTAAAGATTCTAGGTCTAGATTATCAGGATTAATAAACTTCTCAAAATCTTTAACGTTAATTATATTAGCTCGTAGATTATAATTAGATTTTTTGTTTTTAAAGTTAGAGCGTAGGTTTACATCTGAAGTTAACAAATGCTCTGCAAAGTCTATATTCTTCATAAACCAATTATCGTCCTTTTTGCTATCAGGTAATTTTTGGCGAGGGAAGCTTATATAGCCCTGCATTTTTACAGGTGAGGATTGACTCATAGTAATAATTTATTTAAAATACAAATCTATGAATAAAAATTTGATTTAAAAGTTTCTATTGGTTTCTTTTTTAAAACACCCATTTGAGCAAAATAATCGTTGTCTAAAAAGGTTTTTGTTTCTTGTATTTTTTCTGTTACTTCTTTGAACATAGTTGAATCTAACCACATTAGCATTATTAACGCAGAGACTCTATCAAAGTTTCCTTGTGGGTTCCACATAATTAATTCTGTTAAAAGCGCACTAGAATATATAGTCTCATAAACTCTTGTTTCTGAGTTTTCTGATATTCTTTCTTGTAACCAGGATTTGACCATATTACGTCCCTCTGAGTTAATTATTCCAGATGCATTAATACCTTTAGACGTATTAGTTCCAGCTTTATATGTATCTGCAGATCTTAATTGATAAGGAGTTTCTGCTAATAAATATGTGCATTTATGTTGATCAAAGTGATTATATAAACCAATAAGGTTTTTTTCATACATGCCTATAGCATTATAATATAATAATAACTTTCTACATACTTCATAGAAATCTTTTGCTTCTGATGTTCTGCCTGTGTATTCTGCTACTATTTGTCTAGTGTACCTGTTCATAACCATTATACACGGTGAAGAATCAGTAGTAGACTTATCTTTATCTACAACGTCTATGCCTGCGATATATGTGCCTCTAGGTATTACACCTTCTGAGTTTCTTTGCGGTTTAATCCAAATTTCTATACAACCTCTTTTATCGTCGTTTCTGTTAAGAGGAAACTTTCTTATAGGCAATATATCTTGCTCTGTGTAAAACTCTGGTTCGTTTTTTTCATTAAAACTAATGTGCCCCTTAAAACTGGCTTCTGTGTACTTCTTGTATTTACCTCCTTCTACCTCTGCAAGTTGTTCTTTTAATTGCAAAGTTGGAAAGAATGCTCCCTCAAGAACTAAGAAAGCTTCTGACGGGACCATTGGACCATTGATAATTTCTGTTTGATAAACAGTAGGATCAGGAGATTTCTTGGCTACTTGACGTTTGTTTTCTATAAATAATCTAGCTAAGTCTTCATTAGTGTCAAAGTTAGGCTTGTCTTTAAACTCATTCATTGTTTTAGAATAAGGAACAAAGTATCCTATCTTGCCTCTGTGTTCAAATACATCTTCAAACTCTATGCAGTTATAATCTTGTGGATTTCTAAATATACTTTCTGCATATAAAGCCGCACGTCCAGAAACTAAACCGCCTGTTCCTAATGCCCAGATAACAAGGTTTTTCTTAGCTTTAGATGCTTGGATAGCTTCAATGGCTCCCCAAGATTCTTTAATATTATACATGAAACCAACTTCATCTAGTGCTACTAAGTTTGCTCTGGTTCCGTTAGCTGCTAGTGGATTATCTTTAAAGGTTCTATGGTAAAGTTTTGATTTAGATAAATTAGATGTGATAAGTTTATTAGGTTGTAAGGATCCTGTGAAACCTACTGCTAATGGTGCAGGATATTCTTCATCTCCCATATGAAATGCACCAGGTAATAATTCAAATGCAATCTTTACTTTGTCTATTAGTGGTATAGTATACTTAGTATCAATAGCGCCTATTATACTTTCTGATGATATATATTGTTTTAGCTTTCTTCTTTCTAAATAATCGTCGTAGTCTGTAGCTCCATCAAATAAAAAGTTGTGGGCTACTATAGCTGAAGTAGAGTAACTCTTTCCTGATCCCCGCGCTTGAATACTCATAAAGTGTTTAGCAGCGTTTTTATATAACGGCTTGCCTAAAGATTTACTGTGATATTTGCGTAGGTATTCTCTAGCAGGCATATACTCCATAGAATTAACTTCGGCTTCTGTGATTCTTTTAAGCTTAATACTTAATTCTTTTTCGGGCCCATAGCGTCGATCACATGTGTATTCTTTATCTTCAGAAAATCCTGAGAAGCCTCTACACTCTTCATACAGTAAAAATAACTCCCAATCTATGTCCCTTAAAAATGGCAAACCAAAAGCTTGGGCAACTGATGAATCGTCCTCAAATTGTATATTGTGGAAGTTAATATAATAATAGAGCGGACCTGGCATCCATTTACCAGATGACCAATAACCTTCTATGCATTTACGCTTTTCTTCTTTCCAAAAACTAACGCGTTCATAGTATTCTAACTCTGGATGATAGTCTGGAATAGAACTTAATCTAAAATTAGAATTATTAATTATCATAGTTCTCCTGAATCTGATAGTGATGAAATACTTTTGCCTTTTTTAGTAACCTTTTCTTCCTCGTAATCTTTCTTAATCTTTTTATAATCTTCAAACATCTTAGGAGTATTACTTAACATCTTGTCTAATTTAACCAACTCGTCAGTATCTCCTTGTTCTATTGCTAATTTATATAATTCTTTAAGAGAATTATCTCTCATTGTCATTATTTCGTTCCAATTAACAAGAGCACGTTCAACATCTGAT